TCTCATTATCTTAATAATACTGTTGCTTACGCTGTTGCATTTGCTTTATGGAATAAAGTTGGAAAAATTAGAATGTTCGGTATAGATTTTAGTTATAAAGTCAATCTGCATTTTGCAGAGGCAGGTAGAGCATGTGTAGAATTTTGGTTGAGTAAAGCTATGTTTAATGGAATTCAAGTTGAAGTGGCTCATACAAGCGGGTTACTTGATACTGATGTTCCATCAAACGAAAAATTATACGGTTATCATAGGCTAGATGATCCACTTGTAGTTATTACAAATGAGAAAGGAGTATTAATTCCAAAAAAACAAAGCGAATTAGTTCAATACAAAGAGGACAGAGCTCCAGTCCTTATAGACAAACATGACAGTCATCTTAAAAAAAGCAATCCGGGAGATCCTAAAGTATGGTAATAAGTTATAAAGCAGGACCAGAGCTTGGAATGATCGAGGTTCATACAACTGATGAAGGTGGCCATCCAATAGAATTTTGGGCAGATCTTTGTGTTAAAAGAGTGGTAGCAGTAAGCGAAGAAGCGCCTGCGGATGTGCAAATACAGGTCAAAGCCTTTCAAGAGAACATTCAAAAAGTAATTGAACAATATATGCAAAATGCTATAAAATCTGATAGGATTACAATTAATAATCAATTAGAAAAAGCAGGTTTCAAAGAAGCCGCTGATTTAATTAGGAAACTTTAACTATGGCAATTACATCAACACTTACAACAAGCTTTAAAAAAGAATTACTGCTTGGTAATCATAATTTTACTAACTCTACTGGAGATACTTTTAAATTAGCTTTATATACTTCTTCTGCTACTTTAGGAGCAACCACTACTTCGTTTACCACTACAGGTCAAGCATCTGGCACTAATTACACTTCAGGTGGGGCTAACTTAACTAATGTTACTCCTACATCAAGTGGTACTACAGCTTTTACTGACTTTGCAGATTTAACTTTTAGTACAGCAACAATTACTGCTAGAGGTTGTATGATTTACAACTCAAGCGACAGTAATAAATCAGTTGCTACTATTGATTTTGGTGGCGATAAAACATCAACTGCTGGAGACTTTACAATTGTATTCCCGGCGGCAGCTGCTGCTACAGCTATTATCAGAATCGCTTAGTTCAAACATATGTTTGGCGATCAAGCGGCTGACAAGCTGATTGCTGATTATTCATTCAATAATATTTTAGATGTAGGGTCTGGTTTTAAATCATCTGCTTGGTCTTTTTTTAATAAAAATAATAAACAAATAGTTAGACAGGATATAAATCCTGAATGCAATCCAGATATTTTAGGTGATTTTAATTTAATCGAAATAGACGGTCAGTTTGATTGCGTATGGTGTTCGCATGTCTTGGAACATCAGCTCAACGTAAATCATTTTCTAAAAAAAATATTTTCATGCCTTAAAGATGATGGCATTCTTGCAATTACTGTTCCACCTTTAAAAGAAGAAATAGTGGGTGGTCATGTTTCTTTATGGAATGCAGGATTGTTGTTATACAATTTAATTTTAGCTGGGTTTAATTGTAAAGATGCTTCTGTAAAAAGTTATGGCTATAATATAAGTGTTATAGTTAAAAAGAAAAAAGCAAAGCTACCTAATTTAAAATTTGATAATGGTGATATTAGAGATCTTGCTGAGTTTTTTCCTTTCAACGCTACAGAAGGATTTAACGGACAAATACAAGAGTGGAATTGGTAAATGGCAATAATTAACGGATGGGGTCGAGGCACTTGGGGCGAAGGAGCCTGGGGCGAAGCTTTATCCGTAACTCTTACTGCTCCGTCAGCGGCCACATCTGCGCTTGGAACCGTTACTACTGATGCTGAAGCCAACGTAACTCTTACTGGATTATCAGCTACATCTACAAATGGGGGTGTTGCAGTAGATGCACCAGGCGTTGTTGGTGTAAATGGTTTAGCGGCAACAGGTGCTGTAGGTACAGCAACAACTATATCTAATAACAGTATTCAGGTTTCAGGTTTAGCTGGAACTTCAGCTTTAGGAACTGCTTCTACAGATGCTGAAGCGAATGTTACCCTAAGTGGGTTAGAAGCAACTGGATCAGTTGGCTCAACTACGCAAGTAGCTAAAGCCAATCAAACTCCTACAGGACAAGCAGGCACTTCAGCTTTAGGTACAGCAACAACTAAAACAGATAATAGATTTACTTTTGCACTATTACAAAACCTTAATGGGGATGTTGGTACCCTAACATTTAATGCAAAAGCTAATGTTACTTTGACAGGTGTTTCAGCTGCAGGAGAATTAGGTAAACCGTTCAAATGGCAAGAAATAGATGACAATCAAACCCCTAATTGGAGTGAAGTCGCTGCTTAATAGTGTAAAATTATTATTTATGATTTAATATATCAAATATAGGATTTAGTTATGGCAACTTATGTAAACAACTTACGACTTAAAGAGATCGCTACAGGTGATGAGTCAGGTACTTGGGGAACCAGTACCAATACCAATTTAGAACTTATTGGTGAAGCTCTTGGTATAGGAACTGAAGCAATTACCACTAATGCTGACACACATGATACTGTAGTAGCAGACGGTAGTTCAGATGCAGGTCGAGCTTTTTACCTTAAATATACAGGTACATTAGATTCAGCTTGTACGATCACTATTGGCCCGAATACTATGAAGCGTGTGCAAATTATTGAAAACGCTACCAGTGGTTCGCAAAACATTATTATTTCTCAAGGTTCAGGTGCTAATGTAACAATCGCACCCGGCAAAGTAGCAGTCGTACAATTAGACGGAGCAGGTTCAGGAGCGGCAGTAACAGACGCACTTACTGATTTAGCTGTTACCGATAGTTTATCAATTAACGGTACGACTTTAACGATTGGTGATGCAACAGCAGAAGATACTAAAATAGTATTTGATGGTAATGCTCAAGATTTTTATATTGGTTTAGATGATTCAGCAGACGATTTAGTGATTGGTTTAGGATCAGCAGTAGGTACAACACCTGCTATCTCAATAGATGAAGACCAAAATGTAACAATGCCACAAATTGTTACTGCATCTACTTCAGCAAATATAACGCAAGTCGCTCTAACAGACGGTACAGTATCTTGGGATGCAAAAGCAGCCGCTAACGCATTTTTATTATTAGAAGAAAACTCAACCATATCGGCTCCAACCAATAATGTTGAAGGAGCTATTATTAGTATTGAAGTAGCACAACATGCTTCTAGCGGACCGTATACTTTAGCTTGGAATGCAGTATTTGAATTTGTTGGGGATGTAACTCCCACTATGACCGCAACCGATGCTAAGACAGATATTTATACCTTTAGATATAACGGTTCAAAATGGCAAAATATAGGTATTAGTCAAAACTTAACCCAAAGCTAATATGGAAACCCTCCAAAGAACAGCGAATCGAGGAAGCGTATCGACTGGATATGATATTGATAACTCTGTAAAACTAGAGGCTGATAATACTGAGTTCTTTATCAAAAATACCATGACTTCTACTGGTGATAGAAGAACATGGACTTTTAGTGGTTGGGTAAAAAGGTCAGAACTATGTGGTGGAAATGTAAATGGTGGTGTATCAGCACAAACAATTTACGCTACTAATGTAGATGGTAATGAGGGTACGCTTATAAGGTTTTCTACAGAAAATACAAGTTATTATGATGCTATACAAATAGACATCGGAGCAGGTAGTACTAATTCAAGAAGTTATACTAAGGCACTTTATAGAGATATGTCTGCTTGGTATCACATTGTATTAGCTTGTGATACAACACAGGCAACAGATACTGATAGATTTAAACTTTATGTAAATGGTGAATTAGTTACTGAATATGCTTCAAGAAATAACCCTGCTCAAAACTTTGATACTTCAAACAACCTTTCAGGTGCTTACCAACAATTAGGTGCTTATGAATCAGGCGGTAGTCAATATGCAAAATTTTGTGGCTATATGGCAGAGTGTTATAACATTGATGGTCAAGCATTAGCACCTACTGAATTTGGTGAATTTGATTCAGCTACAGGTATTTGGAAGCCTAAAGAATATACAGGAACTTTTGGAACGAATGGATTTTATTTAAACTTTAGTAATGCTTCCTCAATGGGTGCGGATAGTAGTGGACAAGGAAATAGCTTGTCACCACAAAACATAAATCAAAATGACCAATCGTTAGATACACCTACCAATAATTTTTGTGTTCTAAATGTTCTTGACCAAAGGGGTGACACAACAAGTGTTACAACTGAAGGAGCAACAGTAAATGTTCAAGATCCTGGTGGTGGTACTGGTGCTATGAGAGGAACTATGGGGGTAAGTCAAGGAAAATGGTATTGGGAATTTGAATTAGATTTATTCGAAGGTTCAAGTTTTTATTATCTTTATGGAGTATCTTCTTTAGACCTAGCCCAAGCTAGATATCCAGGTCAAGGGGATGGCGGTTTTAGTGTGGGTGTTTATGCACAAGGCGGTAACGCTTATTTTAATGGCAGTAATACTGCATGGGAAACAAGTGGCGTTGGTGGTGATGGAGATATTATTGGCATTTTTATGGATTTAGATAACGGTACTTTAAAAGTAGCAAAAAACGGAACATTAATTGGTAATGTAGGTAATGATATTATGGCTGTTCTTGTAAACGCAGGTATTTCAGCAAATTTCAATAAGAAATTTTATACTGCTGCTGTTTCTGATGGCACGAACTCTTCAGCACTTAGAACAAGATTTTTAATGAATTTTGGTGGTTACACAACGATTAGTATTTCGTCAGCACAATCTGATGCTAACGGGTACGGGAAATTTGAGTACTCACCGAATGATGGTACTTACGATTATTATGCTTTGTGTTCAAAAAATATAGCGGAGTTTGGATAATGGGATATGCAAGTATAAAAGACCCCTCAGTACATTTTCAGGTAGCGTCTTATAGCGGAAATGGTACTGATGATACTGCTATCACTAATGATGGTAATTCAGATTTACAACCTGATTGGTGGTGGGTAAAAAGAAGAGATACTGATGCATCAGGACATGCTCTTTATGACAGTACAAGGGGGGTTACAAAAAGATTAAATACTAATATTTCTAATGCAGAAGATACTCAATCTGACAGAATTAAATCTTTTGATACAGATGGTTTTACTCTAGGAGATAATGTTCAATCAAATGCTAGTGGTTCAGGATATTTGGCTTTTCAATGGAAAGCCAATGGTGGAACAACCAGTTCTAATACGGATGGTTCAATAACTTCTACAGTACAAGCAAATACCGATGCAGGATTTAGTATTGTGACTTTTACAGGTAATAATACTAATGACGCAACTATAGGACATGGACTGGGAACAACACCTGCAATGATTCTTACAAAAAACCGTTCTGATGCTGTTTCATGGAGAGTTTGGCATCAAGATTTAACTTCGACTTATTCTCTTTTTCTAAATGATACTCCTGCGGAAACAGCACCAGCAAGTCAGGGTGCAGGTTACATAAAAACTGTAGGCAGTTCTACTTATTCAACTTATCAGGGTACGAGTGATAGTAATGGTGTAAATGGAAATAGTGATGATATGATTTCCTACTGTTTTGCAGAAAAACAAGGCTACAGCAAGTTTGGAAAATATACAGGAGCAGGTCTAAACGATATAAGTGGTGGTCGAGTTAGAGGAACTTTTGTTTATACTGGATTTAAACATGCTTTTGTAATAATAAAAGCAATAACAACATCCGCTAACTGGCAAATGTATAATCATAAAATACCAACTTATGGCAATGTAATAGATTTAAAATTAGGTGCTAATTTAAGTGTGGTAGAAAATGGTGCTGATTTAGGTACTACCAGTCAAAATAATATAGATTTTTTATCTAATGGGTTTAGAGCCACAACAGGTAATACTGATACTGGCTCAACTGAAACTTATATTTATATGGCATTTGCACATCAACCATTTTTTACAATTTATGATGATGGGAGTATACCAACAACAGCTAGGTAAAATAAAATTATTGAGGTAGAATAAAAATTATGTGGGCATTAGTAGAATCAGGCAGTATAACTGCTACTTATAATCAACCGAAAGCTATACAAGTAGGGGATATTAAATACCCTAAAAATATATTTGAATTATGGTCAAGCTCTGAATTAGAGGCGATAGGCATTTATGAAGTAGTTTTTGATAATACCAATTATAAAAACCCTGAATATTATATTAACGGTAATCAAACATTTAATTTTGCAAATGATACAGTTACCGCTTCTTATGGAACTGCAACTGCAAAAGCATTAAATGACTCAACTGATGATAATGGTATAGTAACTAAAGGTTTAAAAACTTTACACAAAGAAACTGTAAACCAAAAAGCATATGCTTTATTAGAACCTAACGATTGGATGGTGGTAAGAAATGCAGAAAGTTCAAAAGCCATACCGTCTGATTGGTTAGATTACAGAGTAGATGTTAGAAGTACTGCTTCTGATATGAAAGATAAAATAGATGCTGTAAGTGATGTAGACGCACTAGCGGCACTTTATGTTTATAACGATGCCAATCCACCAGTAAGACCGTTAGGTGATTTTCCCACCCCACCAAGTTCATAAGGAGTAAATATGGAAACATTTTTAGGAATATTATTAGTTTTAATAATCGCAGGTGCGATTATTTGGAAAAACAAACCTGAATGGGTTAGCAAAGTTAAGTCTTGGTTTGTTGAGTAATGTCTAAACCAACCGTTCAAGGCACTTACAACGAGTTAATTCGGCATGAAACTGAATGTGCTGAAAGATGGAAAACTTGTTTTAACCACCTAGAAAAATTAGATGCTGATATTACGTTTATCAGAAATCTAGTAATAGGCGGTACAGGTACTTTGGCTTTAGCCTTTTTAGGATTTATACTGACTCAGATATGAAAAAACTTAAATCAGTTTTAGGTGCTTTAGCACCAACGCTAGGAGCGGCTATAGGCGGACCGTTAGGAGGCCAAGCTGGTTCAATACTTAGTTCTGTACTAGGTGTACCTAACAATCCCAAATCTATAGAATCAGCGATGAACAACATCACCTCTGAACAGATGATGGCGTTAAAGAAAGCTGAAAAAGAATTTGAAGTTCAAATGAAAGAACTTGATGTTGATATCTACAGATTAGAAACTAAAGACGTTCAAGATGCTAGAGATAAATTTAGCAACGATTGGACACCTAAGTTTTTGGGTGTTCTTTGTCTTGTGGGTTTCTTTGGCTATATAGGTATGGTCACACTCTATCCTCAACCAGATTCAAGTGACGATATTGTCATGCTGGTGATTGGATCTATTACTGGTATAGCTACCGCAGTTATATCATTCTACTTTGGATCGTCCAACAAAAAATAATTATGCACATCTCTGACGAAGGGCTCGAACTTATCAAGCATTTTGAGGGTTGCCCAATGGATGATGAGGGTAACGTTGTTGCTTATCAAGACGCAGTAGATGTATGGACAATTGGTTATGGCCATACTAAAGATGTCCAAGAAGGCGATAAGTGGACTAAAGAAAAAGCAGACTTTATGTTATGGCGTGAACTCGAAGAAGAGTATGAGGGTTACGTAAATGATTATGTGCATGTCCCTTTGAATCAACAACAATTTGATGCCTTATGTAGTTGGGTTTATAACCTAGGCCCAGCAAATCTAAAACGCTCAACGCTTTTAAGAAAACTAAATAATGGTGAATATGAAGAAACACCAAACCAAATAAAAAGATGGAATAAAGCCGGGGGCAAAGTTTTAGAAGGTCTAGTACGGAGAAGAGAGGCAGAAGCTTTACTCTTTGAAGGTAAAGACTGGCGACATATATAGGAGATATTATGTCTGTAAGATCCGAAAGGATCGCTCTTGCAGGTGAATACTTAGCGGCATCATACTTGTTAAGGTTTTGCGACTCTGTTATTCAAACACCACCTGGCCATAAAGCTGATTTAATTCTAGATCACAACAATAATCTTTATAGAATTCAAGTTAAAACAACAAACACCATATATAAACGCAATGATAAGGACTACTATCGTTGGGAGATACGCACAAGCAAAAGAACTGTTAATAACATTCGTGAAAATAAAGTGGTAAGATATGGAAATGGCGAAGTTGACATATTTTGTTTTGTTGCTTTACCAATTAACAAAATATTTTTTGGTGCCTACGATGAAACCAATTCAACAGAAGTATCAAAAACTATTACTAGTTTAAATAAAATAAATTCAGAGGATTCTTTGATAGAGACTTTATTAAAGATAAATAAAACTCCAAAGCTAAATCCCTTATAAGTATTTAATATTATGCCATTAACAAAATTTACATTTCAGCCCGGCATCAACAAAGAGATGACTGACCTTATGGATAAAGGCGGTTGGTCTGATGGCAATCTAGTTAGGTTTAGAAAAGGATTGCCTGAAAAAATTGGCGGCTGGGTTAAAAACACTAGCAATACATTTCTAGGTGCTTGTCGAGCATTATTAGCTTGGGTATCTTTGGCTTCAACAAAGTATTTAGGTTTAGGTACAAACTTAAAATATTATGTTAAAGAGGGAGATAACTTTTATGACATCACCCCTATAAGATCTACAACCGCAGCTGGTGATGTAACCTTTTCTGCATCCAATGGTGATGCAACCATAACTGTATCTGATACTGGACACGGAGCTGTAGCTAATGATTTTGTAACTTTCAGTGGCGCTGTTTCTTTGGGTGGCAACATAACCGCCACTGTTCTTAATCAAGAATATCAAATAGCAACCATAGTAAATGCTAATAGTTATACGGTTGAAGCTAAAGATACTAGCGGTGCTACAGTAACTGCAAACGCTTCAGACACAGGTAACGGTGGTAGTTCTGTGGTAGGTGCTTATCAAATCAACACTGGATTAAATGTATATGTCCCAGCAACAGGAT